GAATGAAGTTGTGCCTGTTGTTCAGCAATTTGTCAATGGTCTGACAGGTCAAGGCGGACTTTCTGAAAGCTTGACAGATTCTGAAAAGAAAGCTTTTGCATGGGGCGAAAGAGTCAAAGCTGTCATCAAAACTGTTGGAGAATTCAAAGATGAACTGATTGCTGTTGCAGCTGTCATTGGAACTGTTTTTGTGGTTTCAAAAATCACAGCCGCTGTCACAGCCACAATTGCATTGATTCGGACTTTGATCACGGCATACAACGCTTTGAAAGCTTCAGCAATTGTTGCTGGCGTTGCCACAGCTTTTGCTTTGAATCCGTTGCTTGGCGTGGGAGCTGTTGCATTAGCAGCAGGTGTGCTTTCAGCTGCAAATGCTTTGGCAAATCGATCTAGCGGTGGCGGATCATCAGCACCATCAACAGGTGCAATTCCATATGCTTCAGGCTTTGCAGCTCCAGCTGGCACATCAACTGGTGGCGGCGGCACAGGCTTGGGCGGCGTTGCGACAGGTGGGTCATTTGCAGGTGCTGGCGGTGGCGGAATTTCAACAGCGGCAGCTGCCGCAAAAGCTGCCAGCGAAGTGCCTATTGGACTTCAAACAGGATCGGCACAAGCTAAAGGTCTAGCTGATCAACAGGTCGGCGGCGGTGGCACAACCATCAATCTGACTGTCGTTGGAGCTTATGACAAAGAAGGAACAGCGCGAACAATTGTTGAAACTTTGAACAATTCCACATATCGCGGCGGCGGCGGTGGAGCAGCTTCATTGGTGGCATTGTGACCCAATGGCAGCCTGTATGGCGTGTGAAGATCGATGGCACTGATTACACAACAGCTATTCTTTCAAATCTGACAATCACAAGCGGTCGGACAAATATTTATGAACAAGCATCAGCAGGATATGTCAATCTTCAGCTGATCGATGTCAATCAGGTCGCAATTCCAGTCGAGATCAATAGCTCAATCTCGGTTGAAATTAAAAACACATCAGGCACATATATTCCGATTTTTGGTGGCAATGTGGTTGATATTGGGCTTGAAGTCAGAGATGTCGGCTCAGTGATGTTTTCTCAGACTTACAACATCATCGCTTTGGGAGCTTTGGCGCGATTGCCAAAAGCACTGACCAATGGTGTGCTTTCAAAAGCTTTTGACGGCAATCAGATATATACAATTCTTGCAGCTGTTTTGTATGACACTTGGGCTGAAGTGCCATCAGCTACAACATGGGGAACTTATAACCCAGCTACAACATGGGCAAATGCACAGAATTCAGGACTTGGTGAAATTGATCGCCCAGGTGATTATGAGCTTGCAGCTAGATCATCAGATCGGACTGATGTTTATTCTTTGGTCTCAGCTTTGGCAACATCAGGGCTTGGCTATATTTACGAAGATGCACAGGGTCGAATCGGCTATGCAGACAGCACACATCGAACTACTTATCTTGCGACAAATGGATATGTCGATCTCGATGTAAATCAAGCTCGTGCAGCTGGACTTCGCATTGAAACTAGAGCTGGCGATGTTCGAAACAGCCTGACCATCAAATATGGAGCAACTTCATCAGCGGAAGTCAGCGCAAGCGATATAACATCGATTGGGTTATATGGGCAGCTTTCGCAAATCATCACGACAACTTTGCACAATTCAGCCGATGCTACATCACAGGCAAATTTCTATCTTTCACTCAGAGCCAATCCATATCCAATTTTCAGCTCAATCACTTATGACTTAACCAACCCTGAGCTTGATAATTCTGACCGCGACAACCTTTTGAATGTTTTCATGGGTATGCCAATTGCATTGAGCAATTTGCCGCTAAACATGAACAGCGGAGCTTTTCAAGGTTTTGTCGAAGGTTGGACATTTCAAGCCAATTACAATCAACTCAGCTTGTCAATGAATCTTTCACCACTAGCTTTCAGCCTTCAGGCTATGGCTTGGGATGATGTACCAATCACCGAAACTTGGTCAAGCGTGTCGCCTTTGCTTGACTGGCAATCTGCAACAATTGTTGCCTGATAAGGAGAAAATATGAGCAATCCAACGAGCAACTTCGGCTGGCAAATGCCAACATCGACTGATTTGGTCACAGACCTTCCAGCCGATTTTGAAGTATTTGGTCAAGCTGTTGATACATCACTAGCTGATCTCAAAGGTGGCACAACAGGACAGGTTCTGAAAAAGAATTCAAACACCGATATGGACTTTGTTTGGTCTGCTGATAGTGCTGGCATGACTAATCCAATGACTACAACAGGCGATACAATTTACTCATCGAGTGGATCAACGCCAGCTCGATTGGGCATTGGCTCATCAGGTCAGGTGCTTACAGTTTCAGGCGGTGTGCCAGCATGGAGCACACCTTCAGCTGGAGCTTATACATCGCTCGCAACTGGATCGCTTTCAGGATCAGCTGTCACAATCAGCAGCATTTCAGGAATCTATCAAGATCTAGTGCTTGTAGTATCAAACGCATATATGAGTGCTTCAACAGGCATTTCATACAATGTAAATGGCACTACAGGTATTTATGCAACGGGGTTAGGTGCTGGTGGATATTCTCCGCTGGCGGTAGATTCAGCTAGATTTTATTCAAACGCCGATTTCAATTCCAGCTCACAAACTTCAAGCGAAATTACAACATTTCAAAATTATGCAGGTTCAACATGGAAAACAGCAAAATTGCAAACATTTACAAAATCAACGGCAACTGAATATGCTGTTTTCGATAAATTAGCAGGAATCAGATTGGCAAGCGCAATCACATCTATCACCATCACGGCACAATCAGGCACTTTCTCCGCTGGTACTTACACACTTTATGGAGTCAAATAATGAGCAAAATAATTGAACACAATGCTGAAACAGGCGAAATCATTGAACGCGATATGACAAAAACAGAAGCTGATCAACTGGTTGCACATCAGGCAGAAGTGCAAGCAAGAGCAGAAGCCGAAGCTGCAAAACAAACTGAAAAAGCTGCATTGCTGGCAAAGCTAGGCATCACAGCCGATGAAGCAAAGCTGTTGCTTTCATGACATATCCAATGGGCACAGCTGCACATTTCATCGATGTTGCATTGGTTGAAGTGGGAACTGTTGAAGAAGGCGAAAACCTGACCAAATATGGCAAATTCACAAAAGCTGATGGATTGCCGTGGTGTGGATCATTTGTCAATTGGTGTGCAAATGAAGCTGGCGTGAAGCTGCATTCAGTGGTTTCAACAGCTTTGGGAGCTCACAAATTCAAAGAGGTTTCACGCTGGTCTGAAACACCACAGCTGGGTGATTGTGCCTTCATGGATTTTCCACATGACGGCATTGACAAAATTTCTCACATTGGAATTGTTGTGGGAATCAAAGCAAAGTCAGTGATCACCATTGAAGGCAACACAAGCGGCACAGGCGATCAACGCAATGGCGGCATGGTAATGATCAAGGAAAGAGAATTCGGTGCTGGAAAGCCTGTTGTGGGTTTTGGGCGACCAAAATTCGTGGCTTACAAGGGCGAATTTCCAATCATCGAAGTCAAAGAATCAGCACCAAAACCTTCAAAGGAGAAGAAAAATGGAAAACTTAAAACCATTACTGGCAAGCTGGGCTCGTAGCTTTTTTGCAGCTTCACTTGCGCTTTACATGGCAGGGGAACAAGATCCAAAAACTTTGGCGATGGCAGGTGGTGCAGCTGTTGCACCTGTGATCCTTCGCTGGCTTAATCCAAAAGATACAGCTTTCGGAGTCACAAGGGGAAGATGATTTCGAAATGGTTACGGCTGGCAGCGTTGATTCTAGGGCTAGTTTCAATGCTGTCAGCTTGTGGTCAATATCAAGGCTGGACAAGATATGAATGTCAAGAATTCGAAAACTGGAAAAAGCCTGAGTGTAATCCGCCGCAATGCAAGGCTCAGGGAATCTGCACTGAGGACATATATGGGGGCGATCCAATTGAAGTCACCGAAACGCCATAGATACACAAATGAACAACTTAAGGCGCGATTGATTGTTTTCATTGGTGTGGCATTGAGCTTCACTTTTGTGTTTTCTGTCGGTGGAATGCTTTACGCTTTGATCTTTGTCACTCAGCCGCTAGGTAATCAAGCTCCCAATGATCGAGCTTTCATCGAGCTTCTCTCAACTTTGACAATCTTTCTAACTGGAGCTTTGGGCAGCGTACTTGCATCCAACGGCTTGAAGGATAAGCCGAAATCTGTGGATGACACGCCGAGGGAAAATTTGCCTGAAAACTGATTTTGCTTCACCCTGATGCTAGTGGTTCAAACAGAGCCACAGAATCGGGAGAAATGAAATGGTGCTTGACTTATTAGACCCAGCCACATTGGGTCGGTTGATTGGCGTGATCAGCTTGATGATCATGGGAGCAGCTGTCGGATATGCAAAAGGCTTCAAAGAAGGTCGCCGTGAAGGCTTGGCACTTTCAAAGGCAATCCGAAAGGCGGCAAAGTAAATGGGATTTTTGGATAACTACGAAGGCAACAAAGAGCGAACAGATCGCTGGATTGCAACCTACCCTGAAGGCAGACTTGAAGCTCACATCGTTGAATTCAGTGCTGAAAAGGGATATGTGCTTGTGCAAGCTAAAGCTTGGCGCAATCAAACTGAAACGGAGCCAGCTGGCATTGATTATGCATACGGCTATCTTGCAGCATACAACGCGAACATGAAACGCTGGATGATCGAAGACACTACGACTTCAGCTTTGATGCGTGTCATGGCACTTGTCATGGGCGGCACTGAAAAGGCTACAAAAGAGACCATGCAACAGGTTGAAACCATGACCACAAAGATTGCAACAGCTGATGTAAAAAAAGAATATGACTATTGGACAACCAAATTCGGTGATGTGCCTTCATGGGATTCACAAGAAGCTGCACAAGAAGCTGGGATGCCTACATTGGGAACCGCCGTCAATGAGATTGCTTCACAGCTAGGCGGTGAGCTGGTCGCAGCTGCGCCTGAATGCATTCATGGTCATCGAATTTGGCGCGAGGGAGTCTCGGCAAAAACTGGCAAAGCGTGGGCGAATTACAGCTGCACAGAAAAAAACAAAGCCACACAATGTCAGCCTCTCTGGTATGTGCTCACAAGCGATGGCACATTTAAGCCGCAGGTGTGATCATGGCTGATTATGTTGAGCTTATAAATCCACAAACCATGATGTGCAAGCTTTTGTGCAATGGTGAAATCGTTGAAGAATACGCCGTTGATCGATGTGACAAATGCGAATTCATCAGGCGCAAAGATGCTTTCGGATGGCAGAAAGGTCAAGGCGGAGAAAAACTGATGTGGTTTTGTGGTGATTGCCGATGATCAAGATCAATCTGTCAAAAGATGATGAGCTTGAATGTGCATCGGTTGCATTCAGGCGAACATTTGAAACACCTGAAAAGGTAGATCAAAGCTTTGAAAAGCTAAACACATTTGATGACATAGCTCGAAACTCTGAAGCAATTGGTGCTGAGATGGCAGCTGCAAAGCTATTCGGTTTCAAGGATTGGTCTCCATCGGTGAACACTTTCAAGCGAGAAGCTGATATCGGATCGCGCATTGAAATCAAGCACACCAAATGGGAATCAGGTCATTTGATCATTAAGCCATCAGATCGCAATGAAGATATAGCTGTGCTGGTCACAGGCAAATCACCGACATATTTTGTTGTGGGATGGATTCCAGTAGCTATGGCAAAAAAGCCACGATACAAGCATGACAAATCCGAATCATGGTGGGTTTCTCAGATCAATCTGCAACCCATTGAGAATCTAGCTAGGAGCATTTATGGAAACGCTAAACTTTGAGTGCAGGATGTGCAAGAAGGTTACAAAGCAGGTCATCATGAAGATCACTGACAATCTTCCAGCTGGAGTTGAGGTGCTTCAATGCACCAAATGCGAAGTCATGGGTGTTGCACAGATTGGTGTTCAAGATGCCAACCTATGAATTCAAATGTGGTGTGTGTGGCAACACTGACACAGTGAGCAGATCAATCGATGCTGATGGTGACATCCCAGCACCACAATGCCGTGGCTGCACAATCCCGATGGAGCGAATATGGTCATTGGGTGGGATCAGCTTCAAAGGCACAGGATGGGGTCATCAATGACTTATCCACAGATTGCAAAAGTTATCCACAACCTGTTGAAACACGCCGAAAACAGGCGCAATCTTCGGAAATGCAGAGGTGGCTCGGTACGCTTCATGCTCGTGAGGCGAGCCGCTTATGCGGATAGCTCGCAAGCGAGGCTGAAGCTAATGCCACAGCTGTGCCTTATAGCGGCATTGACTTCACAAACGATGCAAACAGCAACAGCTGCATCATATTCAATTGATCACTTGAAGCTATATGCACATTCAAGATTGCTGGACTATAAAGAATTCCAATGCTTCAACAAGATCATTACAAAAGAATCTCGATGGAATTACAGGGCAAAGAATGGCTCACACTTTGGCTTAGGTCAGATGAGATCACAGCACTATCGAGACCTTGACCCATATCGTCAGATAGATGCGACCATTCGCTATATAACAAATCGTTATCAAACACCATGCAAAGCATGGGCATTCCATCAGAAGGCGAATCATTACTGATGAGCAATGGTTGGAAGAATGGAAGCACATCACGCTGGCGTAAGCTCAGAGCTGCTGTCATCCTTAGAGATGGTGGATGCTGTCAGTATTGTGGATCACAAGAGAACCTTCATGTGGATCACATAATCCCGAAGCGATTGCTTGGAGAGAATGGAGACACGATGGA